CATATTCAATACCTAACTGTCGATCAACCGATTTGATTGCTTTTTCAACAATAGCCGTTGCTTTGGATGTTTGGCCAATAATCTTTGTTTGTTCAATTTCTAAAATGTTTGGATCATTATCAGTTACACGCAAGGCCAATGGAAGAACCCATTTACCATCAGATGTTCGCAACACCTGTTCTTTTGGATAACTGATTGTTATTTCTTCATTGTACAGTACACGGAAAAGAAACTTAACCGATTCTGGTGTGCCTTTTGAACGATAAAATTCACCAACAATCTTTAAGAATTTGGCTTTGTCGAGCAATAACTCTTGTGGAAAGAATGGTGCAATCTCTTTACGAATCTGTTCGATATAAACATTGTCGGCCAAATCAACATCTTTGGCATCATCCAATTTCTTGGATTCCAAAACAATGTTTCCATTCTTCTCCAACCACTCATAATATCGTTTAATAAATTTTGCAAAAAGTTGATGTTCTTCCCTAATAAATTCAGGAAGTTGACTCTCTACTATACTTGATAGAATTACGTCTGACATTATTTTATTGGTACTATGTTAATGACAATTGTAGTAGAATCATTAACATCAAACGTTAATAATTTATTCTTTTCTGAATGAATCACTGATTTAGCTGGACGAATATGTACAGACAATTCATCAAAATCATTTGCTACAGAAATTGGGTTAAAATTATTGATATAAACTTTACCTTGTGTGTAATCAATCTGACCCATCACACCATTGTTGTTTTGGAAATTTAAAATTGCCTTAACACTTTGATTTGACGTTTCATCTGGTTTGAAATAAGCAATACGCACTTGGCCATATCTATTTTCCAATACAGATGAGGCAGCTGCCAATGTACCACCGCCGCCAGTAATTATAATAGCAGCAGTCGTATAACCAACACCTGGATTAGTTACTGTGATATAAGATAAACGACCATTGATGATTGTCGCTACTGCCTTGGCGCCTTGGCCGTCACCTAGAATGGTAATCGTTGGTGTTGATGAGTAATTAATACCTGGATTGGTAACAGTAATTGATTCGACACCGGTAAATGATGATGGAACTTCTTCGATGAAAGCTGATCTAGCAATATTATTTTCATCCAATACTGTAAAATTTGGACTTGTATAGAAGTTATCATTTGTTGTACCACGCTGCAGTTCAACACCAAAATCTAAAATATAATTTGAAGTTGTTAATAGGTCTGGTCTAAACTTTTTGGCAATGAAAACTTCCAACTCGTTTGAGATAACAGAAATGTCACAAGAATCAATTGCTGTTTTTAAAGCGGAAGACCTAAAGTAGGCATTAAAAGAATTCAAATTACTTTCACAAAAATCTAAAATTGATGTTCTAACTTTAGTTTTTAAAGTGTTTAAATCCAATACAGTTTTTGTTGGATCATAATATACCGTTGAAATCATTTTTAAATAATTATAGTCAACGTCAACAATTTGTGGTGTAACGGTTAACACACTAATTGGTTTTAAAACATTCTGCAAGAAGAAATCTTTTTCGGTGTCAGTTATCTCAAAACCATCTTTAGGTTTAGCTGAGATAAAAACTTTACCAAAAACTGGCGGATCATTTTCTTCACCACCCCAAACGTTTACAGCCTCAAACTGAGGATATTTCTGTTGTATTAATTTGATATAGTCGTTTTTGGTGACAGCACGATTTTGTGAAATGTATTGTAGTGGTGCAGCAAAACGAATCTCATCAACATTCTCACGTGTTCGACCACCAGCGGCAACAGTAACGGTACTGATTGTAAAACCAGAGAGTAAATTAATTGATGAAGAACCGGTAAAGTTTGCAGCTTTGTTTCCATCTTCACCATTGCTAATTAGATAACTTATTGTCAAAACACCACCATCAGGAAGTTTCTTTCCAATGATATCGTCACCAAAGTAAATTTGATATTTACCGTTTTGTCCTTCTTGTATGAAGTAAGTTTTCGAATCAGCAGTTAATGAAATTGAATCATCTACAGGATTATAAACCACAGTTTCCGTGTTTGCGGAACTTTGTTGAACTGAAACACGCAAAGTTGTGGTGTCAACTTTAACGTCAGGTATTTCATAAATTTGTTTAGGATTACTGGCATTCGAATGTGTATAAGAATACGAAAGTAACTTACCTTCAAAAATTTCTATATCATTATATACAAAATTTGATCCAGTTTTCGAAACAGTGTGGTCTTGTAACGTGATGAATGTGTAAACTTTACCATCAACCGGACCACTAATGAATGTATACCCACGTGGTATCGTCAAGTAATCTTCTTGTGACGTAGTACCATTAATACTCACATCAATAACAGCTTTGGATGCTCTATTAGAACGTGGTGTATAACCAAGTTTCTTAGCGTGAGATACAACCGAGTTTCTTAACAATGCGGTATCTAAGAAACCTTCATTTGCAACCATATTCAGGTAGTATGCATTATAGTGCGTATTGTATGCTAAAATATCCAAAAGAACACTTAAGCCAGCACCCTCAAAATCATAATCGGAGAACTCCGTTTGTTGTTTTAGGAATGTTTTTAAATTGGTCTTGATTGAATCGAAATCAAGTTCGGTTACTCTTAAACGATTTGCCATTTATCGTACTCGTTCTAGGAAAAAATTAATTGTTACGGGGTCTGTCATATTCATAATGTAGAATTCCATACGAACACTAAAACCATTATTGTCCATATCAGGTAAGATATCTAGTGTTTTAATTTGTGCTCTTGGTTCGTAATTTTGAACAACCTGTCTAATCTCTCTGTCCATCGATATTGCGGTAATTTTATCGAGGTTTTCAAAAAGCAAACGTCTTACGTTAGAACCCAAATCAGGTTGAAACGGTCTTTCGTAATGATTAGTCATCATCAAATTCTTAATTGAAATCTTTCCGTACTGGATGTATCAAAAAGTTAAGGTCCAAATCTTTATATTGTCTGGATGAAGATGAAATTACTGTGGCCATATCTTATTTATCTATATTACCCAACGTTATTTTTGTATTTGTCTGTACCAACCAGATTGTTTATCAAGTATTTTTGGGTATTACCAATTCGCCCAAGCTGGTTGATTTTGTTATAATCTTCCAAAATATTCAATGAATTCCTGTAAAAGTTCCAATCATGCAATCTTCTGGTAGACAATAATGTATTAGCTGCCACAACATTTGCAGTTATGGTTGTGATAAGATTTGCCGATAAATTAGATACATTTGAAGAGGTTGGAGTTTCTCCACCAACAACTTCAATACGAACACTATTTCTGACTGTCACAAGGTCATTAATAATATTGTTAGCATTTGCAGTAATTTCATCAGAAATAAACAAACTAGTAAAATTGCCTAACAAAGGAACTGTGTTTGCAACACCATCGGTTGAACTAGTCAACAATAAAATTTGTTCACCGGCACTAACTGCCTTGTTGTAGTCTGGAAAATGAGTAAGCACATTGGAAGTGTCCGAAATATTAGCTCTTGCTTCCGTGACACCAGAGATATTTGATGTATGACTCAAATAGTTTCTAATTTCAATAATCAAATTTGTTAAATTGGCCTTCATTGCTGTGCCAGAACCATTGTCGAAAGTGTCAATGCTTTGAACAATCTGATTCATCGTATTAACGTTATCACTTAATCTCGCAGTAACGTTAATCATTGGATTTTTAAAATAATCTGTTTTGACAATACTACCATTTGCCAATTCATCTTTTTGCCATGTCTCAAGTCTAACTGGTGCGGCTTTTAGATAACTCTTTGTATTGTCGGAAAGATTAATTGCATCTCCAAACTTACCTGTATCAAAACTAAAATTTAATCTCTCATATATGCTTGCCATAATATTACCTCATTACATTAGTGAAAAGGGTGGGCCGGTCACTGGTTTTGCTGGATGCGTGTGTGTATTATATATTGCTCGCATCATTTCCATTGATCCACGAGTGTCCATTACTTGTCCACCAAAAACTACGGGAGCGGACACTTCGGCTCCAGCAGTAATGTTTGTTGTAGCAGTCACCATTGTTGGTATTGCAACATCTAATCCTGCGGCAACACCACCAAGTAGTGTTACAAATCCTAAAGGCCCAGCTCTCATGCCTGTACCAGCATTAACTTTAGTTTGAGATGTAATCATATCAGCAGTTAATGCACCAGATACAACTAAGTCGCCTTGTAAGTATAGATGATCGCCTGTTGCAAGTTTCATACGACCCGTAACTGGATTACCACAACCAACTGTCATATCACCATTTGATAATATTGAAGATGTTTTACCAACAGTTTGAGTTAATTTACCACCAACTTCTAAGATATAATCTCCAGCAATTTTTTCATATTTGTTACCCATAACATTTACAATTGAATTTCCTTTTATTGTAACATAACACATACCGGAAATAACAACATCATTATCTTTGGCAACAATCTCATAATTATTACCGACAATCTTATGGACTCTTGTTCCATCAGATTGAATTTCAAAGAAAGTACCAATACCATCAGTCTGTGCGCCGCCATGCTGGAGGCGTATCCTCTCACGACCTGGAGTATCATCTAACTCAAAGCTGTGGCCAGATTCAGATATAGTTGCGTGGTTGTATGGGTATTTCGGCAAAGTTTCTTCGTTTGCCTGAGACTCAGGTTCTGTCCACGAAGTATCACCCGATGGTTTTGGTTTTGTTGCCATATCAGTTAGTTGAATATTTAGTTATATCAGTTGTAGTTGATGTTGGGTTCACACTGGATAGGTATGTATTCAACGTTACTCCTGCAGCTTCAATATCAGTTGAACTACCTGGAGTAGTTAATGCTTGAACTATAGCAACGGGAGCTGCAACCACTTTTAATCCAGCAGTATAAATTTCTCCAGCTGCTGTCTTTACATCATTGAAGGCTGCAATAGCTTCTGAAAAATCTGTTGTACCACCCAATGAAAATAAATCCGATAAACCTGAAGTCAGAGATGCTACCAATTCAGACAAACATTGTTTTAACAAATTATACAGTTTTGCAGGCAAACTATTAATATAATCAATCATAGCTCTAACTTTTTTTGCAAAATCAACAATTACGGTTGCAAGGTCTGCCAATTCAGATATAGATTTAGCAATATTGCTCAACTCTCGAGCAAGAATTTTTGCTTGTTCAATCCAGTAAACTGTTTCACCACTAGGTGTAAGTCCTAAAGCTTTCAATAAAGCTTTGATGCCGTCACGAATCTTTGTCACAAATTCGGAAAATTGCAATCTCTGCAACGCCGCATTTCGTTCCATTAATCCAATAATATCACAAACGTGTTCTCTATTTTGATTTGCTTTATGTATTGTTGTTTGTTTTATTAACGTTACATCTCCGAGAGCCATAAATGGCATTGCGGGCGCACCAATTTGTTCGTAAACAACACCTTTTGCAGGTTTTGGTGCTGTAACAATTATTTCTGGTATTCGTGGGTCATTAAAACCAAGTTGGTCATTTTGTTCTTCTAATCTAATTCCGTGAATAACTCCAGTAATCACTGGAAAATCAGGATTACCATGCATAAAGTAACCATCAACAGTATCACCTTCCTTTGGCATCATCAGAGATAACATTGAAGAAGGTGGACAAGAAATTGATGCCCAAGGTAAAGCTTCAGTTGGAACTTGTGCTTTACTAATTGGATGTATACCAATAATACGCACCCTACAACGCAACTTTACTGGATCGTTTCTATCTTCAACAATACCAACCCAGTTTTGATAATAATCATTATTCATAATAGTTTGCCGCTTTCTCTTGGTCAACAGTACTTGTAAACACAGTATTGGTATTTTTATCTTTATAATTTGAAGAATCTGTTACAGCTTCAATGACAACCTCATGCATATTTGGTCTTATTATATGTCGTGTGGCAACAATTAAATATTTACCATACAATGAAGAATCGAATGGATTTTCACCATCAGCCAAAACACTTCTTTTTGGTACATCTAAATCTATACAAAAACCAGAAGATAAATTAAAATTTCCTGGTAAAACTAA